TATATTACCGTTTTTGGGTGTTGTAGAGAATCCAGTTGAGAGAGAGGAATTGCATAATTTAGAATCGCGCCTTATCGATAAGGGTGAGATGGAAGAGAAGGATAGGTTTGTGTGGCCTAATAATAAGCTGATAATACTTTCATCTCCGAGTTTCAAATTCGAATACATGTATAAGCTTTTCAAAAAATATGAAGATCTTATTCTGGGGAATAATGAACAAAGAAGCCGAGAGGAAATTACAGAAAGTGAAGAGGGTGAAGATGAAGCATACAGGTTAATTATGCAACTAAGTTATGATTGCGCTCCTAAAAGACTTTACGACCAGAACTTGCTTAAACAGGCGAAAGCCACAATGAGTGAAATGCAGTTTAATCGGGAATTTGGAGCTCAGTTTGTAGATGAGAGTGATGGTTACTTTAGATTATCAAAAATGTCTGCTTGTACAATAGCTGATGGAGATTTTCCTGCTGTAGAGATTGTGGGCAACCCTAGTGATGAATACATAATGGCTTTTGACCCTAACTGGGCTGGGAATACAAGCGCCGACCATTTTGCGATGCATGTATTTAAGGTTATGCAAGAAGATCAAAAAATATGTCTTGTTCATAGCTATGCAGTAGCAGGAGTATCATTGAAAGAACATATGAGATATTTCCTGTATCTGGTTACTCATTTTAATATAATAGGTATATGTGGTGACTATAATGGAGGAGTACAATTTATCAATGCTTGTAATGAGAGTCAAATGTTTAAAACAGAAAATGTAAATATAGGTGTTATAGAAATTGATATAGAAAAACCAGAGTCATATCACGCAGACATACTTGATTTTAAAAACCAATATAATGTTAAGTCTAAAAAATACTGTATACTAAGAAAACCAACAGTAAACTGGATAAGAAATGCAAATGAAATGTTGCAAGGAGCTATAGATCATAAAAGAATACTGTTTGGGTCTAGAGCTGTAGACTCTCACTTCGATGATCAAAGAAAAAAGAATTTGCCAATAGACACTTTAAAGTGGGACATGAAGATAACCTCTTCCTCTAAGGGAGCTAAGATGATTGACTTTATTGATCATCAGAAAAGCATTATTGAACTTACAAAAACAGAATGTGCCAATATTGAGGTGACAACAAATCCACAAGGGTCTCAGTCTTTTAATTTACCCCAAAACATAAAAAGACAAACTGGACCAAATAGAGCAAGAAAAGACTCTTATTCTGCTTTACTGCTAGGCAACTGGTTTGCGAAAATTTATTTTGATTCAAAGCATGCAAAAGCGAGTAAACCTCCATCATCTTCATTTATTCCTTTTACTATTTAATTTACAAGTTGACTTTACAAAGTTAAAGTTAACTTTTGATATTTAGTTTCTTTCTGTGTATAATGAGTTATGGCAAAAAGAAAATATACGAAGAAATCAGATTATTGGGGTAAGTTCGACAAAATCGAAGGCAACCCTGTTAGTCTGGATGGTTTCGAACCAGAAATTTTAGGGACTTCTTTCTACGAGTCTGAAGCTGCTTCTTGCCGTACAACTAAAACTGCAAGCAATTCAACAAGAACCAATAAGGCAGCTACAAAAACTGTAGCAGGAAGATTTGCTAATATCAAAGAAGGTCTTTTGCCATTCGAGTTTTCAAAGGATGGGGTAGATGCCAGTGAAGCTATTGTGTTGTGCCAAAAAGCTTACTTCAATATACCCGCATTTAGATCTACTATTGATTTGATGTCAGAATACGCCGACTCTAAGGTTTATCTTGAAGGTGGTTCTCAAAAATCTCGTAAGTTTGTAGAAGCTTGGTTCAAGAGAATAAAAATACACGATTTACAAGCACAATATTTTAGAGAGTTTTACAGGTCTGGCAATGTATTCATGCTGAGACTAGATGGCACTTTGGATATTTCCAGCGTAAGTAAGATGATGGAAATTTACGGTGGCACTAAAAAGAACGCAAAAATACCTATCCGATATATCATGCTTAACCCGTCTGATATTGTCGCGAGGGGTTCTGTAACTTTTTCTGAGTATTCTTATTTTAAAGCTTTAACTCCATTTGAGGTTTCTAGACTAAAAGCTCCAAGTTCTGAGCATGAAATGGAAATGTTTAATAGTTTGCCTGAAGATGCTAAAAAGGTAATTAAAAACAACCCTACTTTGGCGGTTGATGCTCCAATGATTCCACTTGAGTCAGAAAAGCTTCATGTTATCTTTGCTGGTAAGCAGGATTATGAGCCAATGTCAATTCCTAGTGGGTTTGCCGTTCTTGATGATTTAAATAAAAAAATGGAACTCAAGAAGATAGACCAAGCAATTGCTCGTTCTATAGAAAATGTTGTTCTATTGGTTACAATGGGTGCTGAACCAGACAAAGGCGGAATTAATCACAAGGCTCTTTCTGCGATGCAAAATATTTTCAAGAATCAAAGTGTAGGCAGGGTTCTCGTATCTGATTATACAACTAAGGCCGAGTTTGTTATCCCAGATTTGAAGAAAGTCATGGGAGCAGAAAAATATCAAATTTTAGATCAAGACATTAGAGAGGGCTTACAAAATATTCTTATTGGTGAATCTAAATACGCTCAACTTGAGCTTAAGATGAAAATCTTCTTCCAGAGACTTCAGTCTTCAAGAGATTTGTTTATCAAAGAGTTTTTACAGCCAGAAATTAAAAGGGTATGTAAAGCCGCTGGCATGAAAGTTTGGCCAGAGGCTAAGATGGTAGATACCTCTATTATAGAAGACCAAGATATGACCAAGCTAGCGACAAGAATGATGGAACTTGGATTGCTAACCCCAGAACAAGGTATGGATGTCATACATAAAGGATCTTTTCCAGATTCAAATCAAATGCAAAGTGCTCAAAAGAAATTCAAGGAGCAAAGAGAAGAGGGCTACTATATGCCACTTGTTAATACAGTTAATCTTTACAGCGAAGACCAAGAGGAAAACGGAGAAGATGGAACATCACCAGAAGGAACTCAAAGAGCTAAAGAAGGCAAGGACGGTTCGGTAACAAACCCGTCTCCAAGCGGGGGTAGACCTGTTGGGGTTTCTAACTCTACTCATTATTCTAAAGCAAACATTATAGAGGCTACTAAAAAAGTGAGTGAACTTGAAATAGAAGCGTCGGCAAAGTTTGCTGTCAAGTTTGGATTAGAAGAACTTGATGAAGACAGAAAAGATCTCGTATCAAGAGTATGTGAATCTATTGTAGTATCTGAAGAGGTCAATAACTGGTCAGATTGTTTGGATTCTATTCTTGCTAATTTGGATCATATGAATAATCTGGAAACAAATAATGAAATTCTTGATTTTGGTGCTAAACACCAACTTGATGATCTGTCCGCATCTATTTTGTACCATTCTACCAAGATTTAGTGTAACATCATTTTATGAACAATGATGATTTTGAAGTTTGCCTATTTTCAGGTAAAGTCAAAGCTTTAGATAAAGAAGATTTCTGTAATTTTGGCATTTCTCAAGCGAGCTTAGATGCTCAAGCAAAGAGTTTGATGCCAGACACCTTTAACCCAGAGGACAATCTTGATGTTATACCAGTTGTATTTAATTTAGCTGTTGTAAATGAGTTTAATAAAAACGGAGACGGCATTGATACCGACACAGCTATTGCTGCCGTAAAAAGGTTTGTTAATAAGCCTATAAACATTGAACACCAAAAGCACAAGATAGTTGGGCATATGATTAACGCGTCCTTCTCTGAGGAAGAGTTCGACTTCAGAGATAACGACATTGAATCATACGCAAATAAAACAGAACCGTTTTACATAAATGCAGCGGGGTTTATTTACAGAAGTATATTCCCAGATCTGGCCGAAGCAATTGAAGAGGCTGCAGAAGAAGATAATGAGCAGTATCAGAGTATCTCAACGAGTTGGGAGCTTGCGTTTTCTGAATATAAAATTGCAAAAGGTTCAAAAAAATTATCCGAGTCGATTTTGCTTGGAGGCCAAGACGAAATGATCAACAGACAATACGTTCGTGGATTTGGCGGAGAAGGTGAAGATGAGGCTGGAGTCCCTGTAAACAGGTTAATCGTTGGTAAAACTTACCCACTTGGAGCGGGTATAACGCTTAACCCAGCAGCAAGAGTAAAGGGGGTTTATTTGTCAGAAAATTTAGAAGAAAGCAACAAAAACCAAGAGATAAAGAACACCAACAAGGCAGAAAAAATTTCCCTAAACAAGAAAAACAATGTAAACAAAGAAAAATTAAATATTTTTAATCATATGACAAAAGAAGAATTCGAAAAAATGATGGAGGACGTCGCCGAGAACGTCGCTTCAATCGTTAAAAAGGAAGACCAAGCCAAGTCTATTGGTGAGGTTATGCGTGATGCTCTAACAGCTCATAGCGAAAATTGGAAATCAAAGGTTGAACTAGAGACCGAGGCTAAGGAAAAAGCTCTCTCAGACCTAGAGGCTCTTAAATCTTCTTTTGAGGAGACTCAAAAAGAGTTAAGCGGTATTAAGGAAGAAGTTGAAGCTAAGGCTTCGATTGATCTTTTTAATGCTCGTATGAATTTCATCGACGACACTTACTCACTAACAGAAAAAGAGTTGGAGTATGTTGTTGCCGAAATGAAGGGATTAGATAAAACAGAAGAATCTTTCGACGGACTGAAAGAAAAGCTTTCCGTTATCTTCTCTCACAAAAACAAAGAAGCAATTGCTCAAGCCGAAAAGGCCGTCGAAGAAAAAGTCGAAGAAATTGTTGCTTCAAAACTAAAGTCTACTGAAAAGGAAGAAGTTAAAGAGGAAATCTCCGAAGCTTCCGAAGAGGAGTTAGAGGTTAAAGATGTGGAAACATCTACGATCCCTAACAACAGCGCCGAAGCTTCTAACGAGGTATCTTTGCTGGAGAAACTTAAACAAACCTTCTCTGTAGAAGTAACTAAATAAAATTTAAAATAAAAAATAAACTATGGCTAATAATATTACAAAACTATTGCCTTTCCGTCAATATGATGACAACAACGTTGTCAACATGTTTTCATACGACGGAGGCGAGGTAGGCGCTGGCCTCATTGTTAAGATCACATCTGCTGATCTTAATAGCGATGCTGTGCAATACGGTGAAGGGGGTTTCCTCAACACTATCGGAAATGCTTCTTCCATGTATGCAAGTGTACCTCACAAGGTCCAACTTGCTGATTCTGGTGACGCTGCTCTTGGAATTCTCCTCCGCGATGTTCGCGAAGAGGACGAAAACGGAGAGAAGATTCGCTTTTATCCTGAGAAGAAAGCTGAACTCCAGTGTGTAGCTTCTGGCGAAGCTGTCCCTGTAGCAACAAAAGGAATCTTCACTTTCACAAGTGATGCTTTCGAAGGCGGTACTGTTCCTGCTCCAATGTCCACCCTCGCTGTACGCGACGGAGGCCTTCTTGGATCTTCAGAAGCAGCCGACACCGTAGCTGGAATGGTTCTTGCAACTGGTAGTAGAGAGTCTGGCGATGCATTCGCAGGTGACTACGCAATCGTAAAAATCGAACTCTAAAATAAATCACGAATATGAAGATTACAATTAAAAGAACAGAAGATCAATTGGCCCTAGTTCGCGCTATGGCTTCAAATAATCGTGAAGAGGCTTTCGAAGCACAAGCGGCTGTCGCATCTCTTATTGGACCAGTAGTTAATGAGGTTATTAACAATGCCGTTACAGTCGGCAACCTCTTTAGCACTCTGACCTATGAGTGGGACGACAATCCTTCCCTTCCATTGGACCTTTTCCACGATATTACCGACGAAGACTATATTCAAATTTACTCGCAACAAGTTGCAGGTGGACTTCCTTATAACCAAGTTTTCCCATCTCATAACGAGCTCAAGTTTAACACCTACAGCCTTGACAGCGCACTTGCCTTTGACCGCAAGTATGCTCGTAAGGGTCGCGTTGACGTTGTCAGCAAGGCCTTCACACGCATGGCTCAAGAAGTTATGCTTAAGCAAGAGCGTACTGCATTTAACGTGCTTGCCTCTGCTCTTATCAAGGGTAACGGTACTACTAACGAGCGCATTATTTCCTCAAACAACTCAGGACGCATCATCCTTGATGACTTGAACAGACTTATCACCAAATCCAAGCGCATTAATAGCTCTTGGGCAGGTGGCACCCCTGTTGGCGGATCTACTGTTGGAGTTACCGATCTTCTGGTTTCCCCAGAAATGGTAGAGAAGCTTCGCTCAATGTCTTACAACCCAATCAATACTGAGGGTGGTGCAAGAACAGTTGGCGGAACCGATTCCTCTACAGAAAGTGCTGTTAGCGCTCCTGAGAGTCTTCGTGAGACGCTTTACAACGGAGCTGGACTTCCTAGCTTCTACGGCATCAACATTATTGAGGTTCTTGAAATGGGCGTTGGACAACGCTTTAACAAGATTGCTCTCGCAATTGACGACGGTGATGCAGCTACTGTTACTTCAGGTGGACAAGGTTCATCTCCAGACACAGGCTTCAACGCAGCAGACGAACTTCTTATCGGTGTTGACCGTTCTAAGGAGTCCCTAATCCGCCCTGTCGTTCTTGACGAAGGTGCTTCTGACTCATTCAACATCATGGTTGATGATCAGTTCTCCGTACGCCAAGAGAAGATCGGCTGGTTTGGTAAGCTCGAAGAGGGTCGCCTCTGCATCGACGACAAAGCCCTTGTGGGAATCGTCGCTTAACGGACTTAGTTTCTAAACAGAAGAACCACTCCTTTTTGGGGGTGGTTCTTTTTTTTGACTTTTTTTAGTGTAATATATATCATATACTATGAAGAATAGCAAAAAACAAAATAAATTATCTCACGCTAAAGCTAGAGAAGAGGAACTAGAGTCACTTCTTGAAGTAGACGGCTCCCTTACTCACGCTATACAGGAGGATGATAAAGATAAACAAAAAAAATCACTTCAGGAATTTGACGTAGCAGATGGTAAGGATCGTAGTGACAAAGAGAAACAAATAGAACAAGCCCAAGAGTTAGAAGACCTTTTGGGTATTCGAGAAATGAATCCATATAGAACTCTTAATAAAGATATCTTCGCGAGTAAGCTTGAAGATATGTCTCTTGGGGATATGACATCTTTGGCATTGCATGTCGGAGTTACTCCTCAACAAAATTCAAGGCAACTCAAGAAGGGCTTAATGCAATCTTTCGAGCTTTATGCAAGGAAGCATAATGTTAACGTACCTAGTGCGGCCAAACCAATCATAGACCAAAATTCCCCAAACTACAAAAAAACTGTAAAGTTGTTTAAAGATATTTAAATAATGAACGACTTAGGAGAACTTGCGACAAATATAATTAATATAGAATTCCCCGATGATACGGATAGGTTTCCAGTTTCATATGTTTCTGGGTGGCTGGAATCAAACATAGGAGAATTAAATATACTTTTAAATCAAAACTTCCAAATTGATGCAAGTGGCTTCTTTGAGCCGAGCTTGTGTTCTGAGGAGGAGGCAGTATATACAGAGCTCTATATCATAAACTACTATGAAAAGCTCTCCAGAGACGTTCTAAGGGGAATAACGTCTACTTCTAGCTGTGCTTCTGATTGGGTTTTGTTAAAAGAGGGTGATACCACCATACAAAAACAAAATAAAAACTCAATAGCCAGAACTCTGAATACTTTTAAAACAGATTCTATGGGCAGACTAAATGAACTAGTCGCAAAATATAATATGTATCAAGCATCACCTGTTCAGGTATATGGTGCAGATGGAGAAACCACTCTATAATAATGTCATCTTTATTGTCAGACTCAGAAAAAGAACAAATACAATTAGAGCTTGATTGTGTTAGGGATACTTTTTTTAGAGATATATATTTATACATAAAGAAGGTTACTGAATCTCCAAATGAATTAACAGCTGATTTCAACCCGCTTTACGGGGCTCCAGAACAAACGACTAGTCACACAACGACAAGAAATACAATGGAGAAAGTTACAATACAAGCTATTGTAAAATACGAAAACTGGCAGGATGAAAGAATTATAGATAGTAAAAGCCAAATAAATTTGTCAGCTTCGGAAGGTAGGATCAGGTTAAAGGTAAAAAAAGAAGGTTACGAGAAACTGAAAATAGCTTCAAGAGTTGAGGTAGATGGAGACCTGTACACCATAGAGAGTGACGCAAAACACATTGGTCCATTTGATTCTCAATATTACCAGATTAATTTGAAACGAGAGAACTAATGGCTAGGCGGATCTCAGTGAGAGTTAACAGAAATGTTACCCTTAAGGAGGTTATGACCTCAAACAAGGGCGCATTAGCCCGTTTGCTGAGAAAGGAAGTGGGTCCAGAAATAGAAAAAAAACAAAGAGAGCTTATCTCTGAGTTTGAAAAACACCCCGTTACTTTAGAAATTAAAGGAGGCAATTCTGCTCCTGCATCAAGTGGAGTTACTGGTGGCTATGGAAACCTTTTCTCATTCATAGGTTTTGAGAACGGTGCTCGTCCTACAGCAAGTATCAGGCAGTTGTTGGATGAAAAAATTCAATTTAATGTCAGGAGCTTGTCTTCAAATGGCTTATTTAAAGTAACAATGAAAATACCTGCATTGGAAGAGATTTTTTCAGTTTCCCCTATTCCTTGGGCGGAAGGGTCTAGTTGGGCAGAGGGAATAGAAAAAGGAATAAGTAATATCGGGTCTTATGTGTATACTACTAGTGGATTCTCTGGGTCTAGGTCTGGGTCTGGATTACAGTCATCAAACGGCGCTGGAACTACATTCAACGCGACTCCCTATATGTCCAAAATAATAGAGGACTTCAAGAAAAATTTAAAAAAACTTAACTAATGAAAGCCCAGTTTGATCAAAATTTACTATCAAGTTTTTACCTTTGGTTTGAAAACCGATTGTTAAAAGATGATATAAAAGCTTACGTACAGGATTTAGATAACACATTTAAATATGTGGAGTTTTCAGATCTGCCAAGTGATTTTATTGGTTATCAAGGACAGTTTAGACAACTTGTTGCAGAGAATTCTGTAGAAAGCCCTAACTCTGGCGTGTTTATTAATGGAGACTTTGTCACTGGAGATAGCAGTGCTAATGGGAGTGTTTTTATAGACAACCAAGAAGGCCGAGTTGTTTTGCCTCTGGCCTCTGGAACTAATCTAGAAATAACAGCTAATTCAACAGTAAAGGAAATTAATACATACATCTCTAATGATAGTGATCTAAATATTATTCTTCAGTCAGACTTTATTGAAAACGGTCAAACAAGCCCATACTTTTTTAATCAGTCCGAAAAGCTTGATGAAAAAACGTTTTTTTTACCTGCTTGTTTTATATCTTTAGCTTCTTCAGGCAATGACGAGCATTGTTTTGGAGGGATGGAGGAAACAAAAAGCAGAATACAAGTAATGGTTCTCACAAGAGATAATTTTATAATAGATAGTATTATATCTAAATTTAGAGACACGGCTAGAGAAAGCATAAACAACATACCATATGAAAGTTTTCCTTATGGTTTTTCTTATTCGGTGAAAAGCTTCCCTTACGAGTACGATGAGTTAAAATCTAACTTTGAAGATGGCATGACAACACACATAGATAAGGTTGGTGTATCCAAGGTTTTTTCTGAAAAGCTAAGAGAAGCTATTAACAAAGACTTCTCAATAGCTACGATGGACTTTGATTTGTCAACTTATAGATTCCCAAGACTGTAATCTTGTGTAATTTTAAAAAACATTCTCATTAATATGGCAAGAACAAGAATTATCTCACAGAACAAAGCAGTATTCGCATCAGCCACTGGCTGGGGCGGAGGACCAACGACCCCTAATCAAATCCACAGGGTCGATACATTTTCATTCGAAGTTGATCAGGCTGGAGCACGGACCGATATTCGTGAATTCGGACAACTATCTCGAATTGCAACAGAAATTACCTCAGAAATCACCCCAACGCTTTCGTTTGGATACTTTCTTGGTGAAGGTGAAAACGAAACTAGACTCGGACTAACCACTTCCGATCTAGATGCTCAAATCATCAGCGGCATTCTTACCGAAGACGCTATTGCAAGACAAAAAAACATTTATGTTGTTACAGTCAAAGAGGGAGAGGATGCGTTTAACGCAACTTCTTGGGATGCCGATGTAGCAGAACAAGACACCATTGGTTTCGGCAATGTAACTCTTACGAGTTACACTGCAAGTTTCTCTGTTGGTGAAATCCCAAGGGTTGATATTGAAGCTGAAGCTTCCAATGTTGTATTTATTACTGGAGCTCACGCTGGGGATAACCCTTCTGTTGACGAAGGTTATAATAGACAAGCAGGAACATTTGATATAGATGCGCCAAATACTGGAGTCATGGACTTTGCAGTATTAAGACCCCAAGATGTTCAGGTGAGCTTCGAGAACGATGCTATTTCAGCTGGAGACAACATTGGAGTTGATTTATCAAACATCTGTGTTCAAAGCGCTACGGTAGAAGTTCCTCTAGCGAGAGAAACTGTTGAGTGCTTGGGCAAGGAAAGAGGAAATAAATATCTTGAGTTCCCAATTAACGTTACCGTTAATCTGAGCGCTCTAGTTAGCGACTTCAAAGAAGGGTCTCTTGAATATGTTCTTACGGGAACAGCTGGAGAAGACAAGACAGACATCACTATTCGCGTTGACGACAAGCTGAACGTCCCTGTTCATTACTTCAGACTTAAGAATGCTGTTCTTGATAGTCAAGGTTTCAACACATCTCTAGATGACAACGAAACTGTAGATCTTACCTTCTCCGCACAAATTGCTGGAGCGGCTACGAACACAGAGGGTGTCTTCTGGAGCGGCAAATCAGCATAATAAAAATTAATATAATCTAAGCAAGCCCTTCCTTTTTGGTTGGGCTTGTTTTTTTGTGTAATAAAGGGTATGGCTTGTATTTCGCATCTTGATTTTATCGAAAAAGGACTTTATGGTTTCACTTTGAACATAAACCCCAGTTATGATGGCTTTGAACTTCATTTGGGTAAGTATTTCGAGGATTCAGAGTCTTCGTGTGAATTGTCTGAAACAGGAGTTTCTTTTTCTGGTTCTAATGGTTTCATTTTTGACCAAAGTGGAAATTTCTTTGGGGGATACACTCCAAACGAAAACTTTTCTATACAGATAAACAAAAAGGACTATGATTCATTCTCTTATTCGTTTAATAATAAGCTGATTGCAAACAACATGTTTTTTGAAGACGACGCTATAAATGCAATAAAATTTGAAAATCAAGAACTGTCTAGTTTGGAGGGTGTTGTAAAATCCCCAGAAAAGGGATTTGTTGCCGCAGGTACTTTTGGTGAATTTGTTAAAGATAATTTAGAAAATAGGTTGTATTCTTCAGATAATATACTACTAATTAGTCATTTATAACATATGAAAGAACTCTACTCATTCGACATCACAAGGGATATTGTAACCAAAACGCCATATACAAAGAAAACAAAAAAAGGAGAAGTCGAAGCCTTTAAAAATAAAACCTCAAAAAAGAAAACAAAAATTATAATCGAAAAGCCTAGCATTTCTGCTATAGAGAAGGCCGAGTTCTTCTTTGGGCAAAAGTATAATGAGTATATTAACGCTGGGTTTTTAACAAAAGCAATGTTGCTGAATAAGATCGGAGAAACAGGAACATCTATGGTTAGCGAAGAAGTGGCTAATGCTGTTACAGAATATTTAGAAGCTTCTAGGGTTATTGAGTTTTATGGCGGAGCTGATAAATTAACAGATGATCAAGAAAAGAAGCTAAATGAGGCAAAGAAAAAATTCTCAGAAACTCAAATGCTTGTTCACGAACATGAAAGTAATGTCAGAGGTCAATACAGCCAAACAGCAGAAACAAAAGCTGAAGAAAAGATGATCGAATGGTTTATCTTTAACTTCTCTTATTACGAGGACGAAGTAGATGGAGAAAAAACTTATTTCCCTTTGTTCGAGGGTAACAGCTTTGGAGAAAAAAGATCGTTCTTCCTAGAGCTTTCAGAAGACAAGGAGGACATCCAGACGGAAAATGTCCTTAATGCTAAGGATATTTTTGATGAGTCTTTCGATATGATAGCTAAGGCTGTAAACATCTGGTATAATAAGCTAGGTTCTAACAAGCAGGAAATAGACGCAAAAATAAAAGAGATCTTTGGTTAGAAAAAAGTGAAGTCTAATAATAAAATTTCTGACTTAATAATGGTAGACATATTAAGGGGTTATAGCATACTTAGACACGAAAATAAAAAATTCTACTTTAAGCATTTCTCTATGCTTGATTATTTGGGACTTGACGAGATCGAGGAAGAAAGTTATGAAGATGCCGTAAAAAGCGGCATTAAATCAGAAAAAGAGCTTTTAGAGAGGGCTGTTGAAATAGGATTTTGGTCTAGAGAGTTAGAGGAAGAATGTAAATCCTTACAGTGGGCTGTTGAAAAACACCAAAATGCACTTGACAAGATGCAAGATAGGGCTCAAAAATTAATATTTGAGAAATCAACAAAAGAAACCACGGAAAGGTTTGAACAGATACAATCTAAAAGAAACAAAATCATAAATTATAGCGCAGAATCATTAGCCTTAAGAAAAAGGAGTTCTATGCTTATTGATGGGAGTATCTATAAAGACCCCGATTTCAAAGAACCTATGGAGGACGCCGCAGATGGAGTTATAGGTCTTCTGTGTTTTAGTAAGGTAAAAGATCTTTTTGATAGAAATAATTTAATTAGAGCTTCCTATAGTAATTTGTTTTTTGAATCTTTTATTTATCAAAGCAAAAACCCAATAGCGTTATTCAGTAAAGACTTTGCCTCAATTACTGTTTTTCAAAGCAAGTTGTTGGCTTTTGCTAATATTTTATTAAACAAGCTTAAAAATGTTGATAAAATACCAGAAGCCGTTAAAGATGACGCTGTTAAATTGTATAATTACGATAAAGATAGCAAAGTAGCAAAAGAAAACACAACAGAAGGTATGGATGATTTAAAGGCCAAAATGAAGAAAAATGGCAAGATATCATCTGAGGACCTTTTATCTTAAAACGTGTAATAATTGTAAATGCCGTCTTCATTTACAGTAACCGCCGATGTTAAGCTTAATCCACAAAGCTTAACCCAGTCCGCTAGTCAGGTAAAACAAGCGCTAGGAAGGATAACGGGTCAAGCATCAGAATTTCAAAAATCACTGGATGCCTCCACAGCTAGGGTGTTCGCTTTCGGGGCTACAACAGTAGTTCTCAACTCTGTTTCGCAAGCGTTTAGGAAGTTGGTTAGTTCCACAATAGAGGTTGAGAAAAGAATGGTAGAAATCAATGCTATTTTTCAGCAAACTGAAGGTGTTATGAACAACTTTAGGGAAACAATTTTTGATGTAGCCCAACAAACTGGACAGTCATTTGAGACTGTAGCTGAAGCCGCTGGAGAATTGGCCAGACAGGGTTTAACAGCAGAAGAAACGGCAACAAGACTACAGGCCGCTTTAATATTAACTAGAATATCTGGTTTAGGCGCAGAAGATTCTGTAAAGACATTAACGGCTGCAATAAATGGATTTACAAGCGCCGCTTTAGATGCGGAAGAGGTTACAAATAAAATAGTTGCAGTTGACACCGCTTTTGCAGTGTCTGCTCAGGACTTGGCTCAAGGATTGGCTCGAGCAGGATCAACAGCGGAGGACGCTGGAGTTTCATTTGACCAGCTACTTGGCCTTATAACGGCCGTAGAGCAGAGAACTGCCCGTGGTGGCGCAGTTATTGGTAACGCATTCAAATCTATCTTTACGAGGCTTTCTCGTGGATCTACCATTGATGATCTGCAGGCACTAGGGGTAGAGATTGACGCAACTCAGACTGGCGTACAAAAACTACAAGCTCTGTCAGAGGCTATTGAGGGTATAGGGGACCCAACCGTAGTAAGTAAAATAAAAGAGCTTGCTGGTGGAGTTTTCCAAATAAACGTTGTAAGTGCCGCCTTAAAAGATTTAACCTCAGAAACTTCTGTGTTTAAAAAGGCAACCGTTGAAGCTGCAAATGCTTCTGACGATGCTTACAAAAGAAACGAAGATCTAAATAAATCTTTAGCTGCTCAAATCAATTCATTAGTTCAGGGAGTTACAAATTTAGCTTCTAAAATTGGCACATTGACATTTGGTCCTTTGTTAACTAATTTAATCTCTATTGCTGGGAAAATAACAGAGGTATTTAATAATGCTTTAGACCCAGAGAAAGGAAATGCTTTCATAAAGGCTTTTATAAAAGGTATAGGCACTTTCATATCAGGCCCAGGTTTAGTAATAATTACTGCGGCCTTCTTGAAGATAGTAGGCTTAGTTGCTAAGTTTGCTGCTGATGGCTTTAAGGCTGTTTTGAAAATAGGATCTGCTTCAGAAAAAATAAGTCAGATAGAAGGAGGTATAGTAGGTCTTCTTTCTAGGGATAAAGATTTAAGAAAAATCATAGCAAGCACAACAGCCACACAAGCTCAAAAAGAAGAAGCCGTTATAAACGCCATAAAAAGAGAAAATCAGCTCTTAAGGGAACAAAAAGCACTTCTAAGCAGCCTAACCGCAGCAGCTGCTCGTAGGGGAGTATCTGGGTTTGATCCTGCTTCAGGGTTTGCTGGAGGGAGGCGGCGTAGATTTGCTGAAGGTTACGTTCCTAATTATGCTAGAAGTAGCGACTTTGCTTTAGAGAAACAGGAAGCCATTTCTCTTGGTGCAACAAAATCCGTAAAAGCAATTAAGGGTAAAGGAACTATTGGTGGTAGAAGCTTCATAATGAACGACCAAGAAACCGAAATTCCTAATTTTGGTAGAAACGGTGACTCTGCGGTAATTCCTAGTTACGCGAGGGGTTACGTTCCTAATTACGCAGACGCAAAACCATTTTTTAATGAAACTCGTTACGTTTCTTACGGTAAAATAAAAGGGACTCAACCAAGCAAATTATTTACAGAAAAAAATTCTGCAAAAAATTATCCATTCTTAAGCCAAAGCCTTAAAAACACTTATAATGAGCTTGTCGATGGAGCTGGTCCGTTGATTAGATCTAAATTTACAAAATGGAAAAACGGAATAAACGAAAAATCGGTTAGCCTAAAAGATGATCTTAAAACTCCAAACCCTACAATTCTTGTACCTCAAGGTAAATCTGGGGGTATATTAGCTACAAGTAAAAATGCTGGAGAAGGGTTTAAAAAGGTTGATTTTGGTTTTCCTATAATAGGTATTCAAGAAAAAGTAAAAGAAGGTTTAGGTAAGGATTTTGAAGCTAAATTTAATCCTGATGAAATTGAAGCTAATGCTAGAGAAGATGCGGTAAATCAAGCTAATTCTATAACAAGGATATTGGGTGATCCGCCAGTAAAAGAGGCTCAAATAAGAGATCCAGAAGGGTTCACTGGGGCAATAAGAGCTGCCGCTGGAGCTGTATTTGACGCTGCAGTGACAAAAGCCCTTCAGCTTAAAGCCTCTAAAAAAGGTGAAGGTGCCGATTTTGATGTTAGAGTAGGAGGAAACGAAAATCTTAAAAGATTGTTCTCAGGTGAGCCAACACCAACGGAAGGTGCTCTAAAAGGATTGGGTGATTTCAAATATTCATCAAGTGCTCAAAAGAGCATGAAGGCAAAAACGCTAAAAGAATTAAGGTTAAAACACAAAGATATATACGACGAGCTAAGGTTTGAAAAAGCGGCCCCTCCAAAAAAGAATGTGCTAGCAAACGATCCTACTGATCCCAACCCAAAAGATAAAGCAAAGAAAAAAACAGCCAAAAAGAAAACACCAATAGTAAGAGCAAGAAGGGCTTCTGGTTATATTCCTAATTTTGCTGCGGGAGGAATTCTTGGAGACTTACTAAGAGGAAAAGAAACTACTGATTTAGCTGGAGGTGGGGCTTTAGGAGATGCAATAAAAAGAGAAAAGGCCGCTGGGTTGCCAGAGTCTCAAATAAGGGTAGAGCAAAGCCAAAAACTAGTTAATAGGGATAACCCTACTGGTTTAGCGGTAACAAACACAAGAGACGAACCAAGAGGATTGAAAGATGTTTTTGCAAGTGGCTACGTTCCAAATTTTGCACAAAAGAAAGAAAGCACTTTCGATAAATTCAAGAAAAAATCGATAGTAGATTCCGAAACAAAATTATTATACGGTCTTAAAGATAGAGTAACTAACGTCGAGTCTGATGTAAAAATATTAAAAAACATCTCCGATAATGAAACCTCAAACAGGAGAATAACAAAAGACAACTTTGCTTCTGGCTATATATCCAACTTTGCTGGTGGGGGAGCTTTGGGAGACGCTATACAAAGAGAAAAGGACGCTGGATTACCAAAATCAAAAATAAGGGTTGAAAGAAGCAAAAGATTAATAAATAGAGATAATCCTAGTGGGTTAGCCGTAACAAATACTATAGACGAGCCTAGGGGTTTGAGGGATGTTTTTGCACAAGGAAGGGGTAAAGAAAAACAAGGATTTGCGAAGGGGTATGTTCCAAATTTCGCTGCGGCTGCTGCGGCGAGAAATGTTACAGGCTTCTTGACTAAAAATACAAAATCATTAAGTAAAGAAACAGCGTCGTTGAATAAAGAAACAGATGGGGCGAGGAAGGCTATGAATCTATTTGGGGGCTCTATTTTAGCTGGATCTGCAGTTTCATATGCTAGCGGGAGGGTTACAGAATCTGCAGATCGAGTAAGAGAGGCGGAAATAGAGGCTATAAGCAAAAGCGTGGAAGCCAGAAAAAAAGAAACAAACGAAAGGAATGACCTCACACAAAGTGAAAAAGAAGTCATAATTAAATCAATTGATGACGATGCTAGTGCCAAAACGAAAGAAGTATCTGAAGGAAAGACTACGGCCGAAAGTGTTTTGTCTTACGCTGGTCTTGCCGCCAACGCTCTTATATTTAAAGATCAGATAGCGTCAGCTGGTAAGGGTATTGGTAGATTCGGCAAGGAAACAAAAAAAAGAGCCGATCAAATCAAAAGACTCGGAAAAAAAGGAATCTTACCAAGCGGTAAAGCTATAAGGCCAACGACGACTTCCTCCTCATTACCGAGCAGGTTCGCAGGAAAAGTCGCTACAGACAGCAAGAAAACAGTTGGTAAAAAACTTGCCAAAAAAACTGTTGAAAAAGCATCGGGGGGCTTCGTTCGCAAAGCCGCAGTTCAGGTTGGAAGTCGGCTTGTCGGTTTAGTCACTGGAATATTTGGATCGATAGTCGGAGCGGGGGCAGTTGGTGCCGCTATAGGAACCGCGTTGGACAAGGCTGATCTAAATCCCATCCAAAGGTTCGTTGAAGGAGGGTCTCAAAAAGAAGTTGCTAAAAGAGAGAAGGTTGAAAGTAGAAATAAAAATTTTGAAAGATCTACTGAAGTAATACCAGCAAGACTCGAGACAATTTTAGCAAAAGCTTTTCCAGAGCAGGGGTCTTTAATCAGAGAAGAAAGAAAAGATGACATAAGGAGGATAAATGAAAACACCTCCTTAACGGATCGAGGTAAAAAAAGAGAAGTAGAATTTATAAAACAAGCAGCAAACCCAGAGGGTATTATAACAGAATTAAGAAAGACACTACCAAAAAGGGAGTTTGACTACTTAAAGAGTGCTGCTGCGGAATATGCAGCAGCCTTAGAAAACGCCGCACAAAAAGAAAAAGAAGGTTTAGATGGGGATGGCTCGGTTATAAGAAATAATGCGGATAAGACATTTGACGCGAAAATTAAAGTCGTAAAGGGCGGAGGAGAAGCTAAAATACTTAAAAAATATACTGCATTAATAGGCCAACAAGTATCAATACAGCAAGCAATAAATTTAATAACAAAAAGAAGGGCCGAGACAGAGAACCAAATTCTATCATCGCAGATAAAGGAAAACTTAATTCGTAAAAATATAATTAAAACGTTAAGCAGGTCTAAATCATTACTCCCAAAAGATATCTTAGCAGCTGGCGGAGGTAGCATTGTTGATGCCGATATATCTACAATAAAAAATCAAGATGCAAAAAGCAAAGCGGACAAACTTGGAGCAAAGGCTCAAAACTTAACTGCTCAGTTTTCATCGAAAAGAGAAGAACTTGAGAGGAGTTCCCCGAAAATAAAAAGGCTCAATGAACTCAAACAGAAAGAAGCTGGCGGAGAAGAACTAACTGATGGTGAAGTAAAAGAAAAAGAATCACTAGGAAAACAGATTAGCTCGATAACAGGAGAGCTTGACGCCCTTCGAGAAGCGAAAGATCAAGCTGTAATTGATTTCACAATTGCAACAGACGAATACAATAATTCAGTACTTGATGGAGCCAGAGACATTCGTTTAGGGTTAAAATCAATAGCGGAAAAAATAAAAAGCGACGGATCTCAGGCTATGATAAGAGCTTTTGAAGAATTCGAAGCATTAGCTGAAAATCCTGATGAAGTAGATCCATCTAAATATAAATCAGCTGCAGACTCATTTTTCAAGGCTTTAGAAGAAGAAGTTAAAAAACAGTATGCAACAAATGCCGTTGCGGCTGGAAACTTTTATTCCAAAATCGTAAAGGATCTACAAAATCCAGTTCAAGCTGGCAAAGACATAGAAACGAGCGTTGCGGGTTTACAAGCCATAAATTCTGATGATGTAAGTACCCAAGAAAAAATAAACATTCTTGCTGAGATACAACCCCTACTTAAACAAATTGGGGGAGAGAGAGGGGCGGATTCTGCTCAACTTCAAGAGGTGCTGAAAGCAGCTTTTGGTAGTAAGGACAGAGAATCTGCTGCCGCTACGTTTAAAAAAATTACAGAAGAGCTTTCAAGAGCGACTATAGCTAACAGGGTCGGAAGTACTAACGATATTAACAATGGCGCCATTGAAGATAGAAATTTTCTAGCTGAAAAGAATAAACCAGAAGATCCTGAGGGGTTTGACAAACGGCAAAGAGAACTTTTCGATAGTTATGACAAATTAACAGGAAAACTTAAGCTTTACGAAAAACAGTTTGAATCAGCAAAATCAGTTAAAACAGCTACAGACGAGCTTATATTAGCTATTGAATCTGCATCCAGTACAGTAAAGATATTGGAGAGTGGGTTTAGTGCGGCGGGTTCTTTTGGGGAAAAAGCGAACAAGGCCATAGAAGCTTCTCAAGGAAATATAGAAGATTTAGTTGAAACAGCATCAGAAATGACAACTAACTTGCAAAATCTTTCGGAAAGAGAGAAAAATATAGCTTCTGCAATAACAGCTGTTCAAGCAGTTGTAAATACCATCCTCACCACAAGAGGAGCAGGTGGAGGCGCTGAATAAAAATTAAATGGCTCTTATAATAAATAACGTAACTAGCGCTTCTCAATCAATAAGATATAATTATCTTTCTGAAGAAGAGGCTTTTGGTTTTACTAAAGAAGGCTCTTATGAAATAAACGTTTCTGACATTGAATTTGATGAGGGTACTGTATTGTTGTCTGGTGTTGAGGCTATAAAACTAGCTTATGAAAATCGTTTTATAGCCGCAAATATTGCTGGGCATCAATATACTAGAGGTAGAATTGTATCATTAAGTTTTAGCGAAAGCAACTTGGCTGGGTCTATGGTTGCTTCTGTAGTCATAGAGGAGAGCGAAGTGATGGAAAACAGAGACTCTGGTCTTTTTGCGAATAATCTATCAAGGCCTGAACATATAGAAAGCTTCAGCGAAAGTTATTCTTTTGATCGCTCTGGAGACTCTTACAGATATTCAAGAAATTTAAATATAAAATACAAAGAGAGTAGTGGAGCTATAGACTTTTTAACTGAATCAAAGACATTCCTTTTAGATTATTTTAATACAAGACCACAATACGGAAACGAAATAGATGGTATTTCAGAAGATGCTAGGTTTGATAAGGGTTTCTACGGAAAACTAAATGAACAAGTAGACTTAATTAACCTTTCTTTTTCTCTTAGTGAAAGTTTTGATTCTGGCGATATTGATTTGGACAATAATGTAAGTATTAAAAAGACATATACTTTATCTGTAGATCAAGGGGGGTATGAAACAAAAACAATAAATTTAGACCTCTCTAGCTTAAATTATAATACGAATACAACTCTTAAGAACGCCGTTAAAAACTTAATTACCACTATAATTACGGAAGAAGGGTCAGACCCAAACAGTGTAAGTAAAGGTTTTACTGTCGATGGACGTCAGGCTAATATAACATTAAGTTTCAGTAATAACCCAAACAATGCTGGAGGCGATAATATTTCTTTTGATTGTAGTAAATCTGAAACTGATGGTAAGGCAACTTATAGTTTAAATATTTCTTATTCCTCTTCAAGCGGAGATAGCAACACGCAAAAATTCCAAAATTCTATTAATTTATGGAAGATTCAAGACCATTCTTTAGACGCTAGTTTTGTAGCTAGATTATTCCCAGAGGCTGTGCCTATTTATGAGACAAATAGATCATCTAAATTTGATTCTGAGAATTCAATTGTATCAGAGACAATAGCTTTCTCTGAAGAAAACTTGTACCAAGAGGTTGCAGTGGGTATCGTAAAATATGAACTAAGCGGGAACTCAAACAACTTAAAAAAATCAAGCACGGAACATAGGCATAATATAGGCTTTGATTTGGCTAAAAAGGAAGATTTTTATGAAAGCAATAAAAAAAGTAAGCTTACAAACGTTAGTGTAACCTTAAGTGTATCTTTTACTGGAGCCAAGAGGACATCTATAATGAGTTATATGGAATCGAACACCAGATTGACTGATATAACTAATTATGCTTTAGGTTTAGCTTCTACAAACCAAATCTTTTTATCGAGTGATTCTATAAGCGTTGATTTTGATAATTATAAAGCATCAAGAAGATCATCATTTGTAGGATATTGATTATGAACATAACTTACGACTCATATACATTCCCAGATCCTTCTCCTTCTGTGGCTATATCTAGTAATCCTGTTTATCTTGCTGGAAATTACGATTATAATGTTGGAAGCATATCGTTGGCTGGTATAATAACTGGGGATGGTATTGTTGAACTAAACTCTAGCAGGGAAGAAATTATTTCCAATCTTTCTTCTGAGTTTAAAACTTTAAAAGTAGATAATGAAATCTATGATTTTGTTAAAGTAGAAGAAATATCATTTGAGGAAAGCGACTATACTACTGTGTTGCCATATAGTGTCACGTTTTCTTATTATGAAGAAAAAGTTTTTTCTGATTTTTTTGGAGTCTCAAATCCAGTTGATTCATGGTCATTTCAAGAAGAAGACAAGATTGTAACAGCAATTCATATTGTTTCAGCGAAAGGAATAAAAAAAGATGCTAATAGGCCGATAGATAACGCAAAAAGTTTTGTCAATTCCAAAAGACAAGAAAACATAAATAATGTGTCGGCATTTTTTACAACAATAAATGCCAGTTCTTATGTTCTTGAAGGAACTTCTGAAAAAATAGACGAAGCATTAGGGTCTTATTCAATTACCGATACCTATAGGTTTCACGAAGATTCTGCTTATGATTTTGGACTTTCAAATAAAATAGTTAATTGTTCTGTATCAATTGATACAGACAAAGAAAGCAAGGTAAAAGCCAAGGTTGACGGAACTGTGATTGGGGGCCTTGACGAAAATAATGTTTCTGTTTCTGATTTTGATTTTTCTAAAGCTCAAACCATAGCTTTGGAATATTTGAGCGAAAGTAAAGCTACAGGGGAAAACTATTCAATAGCCGATTTGACGGCAGATGGATTCAGTTACAACATAAACGAAAAAGCTAACACTATGGGGTTTTCTTTTTCATTGGTTCAGGAAGATCAATCGCAAATTATTAACGGAAACGTTCTTCATAAGTATAGCGTAGATTTTTCCATATCTAAAGAAAAAGGTTCTTTTATAACGGCGTCAGTTAATGGTTCATTAAGTTATTTTGGCGTAGACAACCCAATACAAGCAGGAGAAGAAGAAAACAGTGCTAGATGGATAGCTGTTTCCTCTGCTTTCAATACAATAGACCCTTATGCTGCTGCTTCAACAAACTATAATAATTATAAGATTGAAGTAGGTTCAATTTATGATCTTTCAGCGACTCAATCATTAAGTCCAAAGGAAAAAAATTATAACATAGAAAAAAGCCTCAAATCAACAACAATAAATTATTCTTATACCTATAACGATAAGTTCGATTTTGGAGCGGCAACAAACCTTAAAAACTTAAAAATAAGTTTAACTAACACCCTTTCTATACCTAAAATAGCTCCTCTCCAAACGGTCGCTGGATTCTATTCTCAGGTAGTTTCCAATAAGGTTAGGGGTGTTTTTGGAGTAACTGCAAGTGCGTCAAATGGAGCCGCCGATTTACCTGCTTTAATGTCTGTAGCAGAGAGTCTTTTTGACAGGGGTTATTTTGTGGCAGACAGCTCCAAGAATATAGGTGTAAAAGAAATTAGTTATAGTTTAACCAAATATTATTTAGCGTAAAACCAATGAGTGAAGAAAGCATAAAATATTCACTTTCATCCGTTTTGGGTGGTTATAGCGATTTAGAGTTTTGTTTAGATTCAGAACATTCTGTTGTGGAAGCGACTGGGAGCGGGTCTTTTTGGACAGGTTATTTCCCAAATTTATCTCCAGCTGATGATGAATATAGAAATATAGCATTAATTTTAAATGGGACTGGGTCTAGCAAGGTAGATGCTATAGCAAATAGTAATAATTTAATAGACAATAATGGTCTATCTTTAATGGATACAAATCTAAAGATACCATTAAGAGATCTGGACTTGTCGGAGTCTTCGTTTATTTTAGACTTTCAAATGGAAGGCGAAGTATCTAGCGGGATTTTATTTGGGGCTTTTGAAAAAGAAGTTCTTCTTCTACCAGATTCATCTTACATAACAGGATCGAAAGGATATAATTTTGGAATAACAGATAGGGGTCACTTATTTGTTCAGGGTTTTTCCTTAAATAGCGGTTTTGTAGAGGTTTTTACTGATATAGAACTTTCCGAAAGAAATGTTTTTTGTTTTAATCACTCTAGCAATTTGTTAGAGGTTGGATTTTTTGATTATTTTGACGATAATGTAAAAAGTTTTACAAAAGAACTTGATAGTTTTTACTGCCAATCGCCAGAAAATATATATATTGGAGGGACATCAGAACTGATTGAAGAAACGATCCCGAACGAAACAACTTTTGACGGTTATTTAAAATCAATAAGTATATTTAATAAAAAAATAAATACAAATTCATTGTATGAAATAAACACGGGATTTTTGTCAGATTACTATTTCAACGATGGTGGTCAGGTTTTTATAGAAGAGAAATATTTATCTGGAGAGGTTATAACATATAAAACAGGTGTAACTGGACACGACTGTAGCATTCTTACTGGATCTGAGACTTTAGGTGTGGTTGGATTAACTGGCGAACCTTATATTACTGGAGAAATTACTGTCCAAGAGGGTAGCTTGTATACATTTTTGAAAAACGGTAGTCTTGAGCAGGGCAGATATATAAGCAATTTGCACAGCGGTGAATACAATACGACTGGAGAAGGCGCTTTTGATACGTTAGGTTTAGAAAGCTATTCAGCAAATGTTTCTGGTTACTCGTTTGATTCAGATTATACTTTTAATTCTGGAGATTACAACTATTACGAATGCACACCTTTAACTGGTTTTTTAGATGAGGTCAGTGGGGTAGATTTAATTTATGGAACAACTGGGTATTATATTGATTTACCAGACTCTTCTGGGATAAATTTTGAATTGGATTCTGAAAAATTTAAAATGGAATACATTTATTACGTAGGAGATAGATCATGAATACAGGAATAGCATATCTTTTGTCCACGGGTGTTAATGGTGTGGTTGGTTGTAGGGATTTTTTAAAGAAAAAAAATAATACATCCAATGTTGTTAACAATACCTCTTTTATCTCTGCAGATATACTAACAGGACATTTTTCTACTAGAGTATCTCTAAATGGAAAGACTTTGTTTGAAGAGTATCCAGAAAAAACAAACATAAACGGAAAAGAATTTTTTAATATAGATTCTGGAGATTATTATGTCACAATAGAGGAAAACGAAAGCACATTACTTTATTTTAATGATTTAGATTTACAGAGTTCTGATTTTGTTATTTATGATTCAAAAAATATAGACAGTGGGGCTTTTGCCTTACAGGAAATCACTGGGTATGGAGTTTGGGAAAACACCACAATACCAGAGTTAACGGGAGTTATTTCAGAAAGCCCACCAACAGATTTAAATGATTTTTTTGATAGATGGGGGGTATTCTTTAATGGAGAAAGGTTTTCTTTACAAGACTCCTCTTATCTTGATACATTGACAGGAAAAGCCTTTATATATAAAAAAGATCCCTTTTTAACTGAAATAAACCCAATCACATTTGACGTTTATGGATCTGGAGTTATATCTAATCAATCAGATTATTATATAAAAGGACTAGAAAAGGAACAAAACTGCATTCTAGAGATGTATACAGGTGTAACTATTGTAGAAATAGGTGTTCCCGCCACTGTAGAATTCGAAGAAGACATTATAAATAATTTTACTTTTTAAAAAATGCCAGAAGTAGCAACAAGCGTTGATTTTAATTTCTCAAACTCTTCTGGATCGTCTCAAAAAGCGACGGTCCAGACCTCTTTGGATGCTTTTAATTTTGATGGAAGCCCAAAAACAGATGGAATAGTTGTTTCTGGAGTTAATGGACAAAAAATTACAATTGGCCAACCACAGATACAATCTTTATTAAAAAACTTCTCAATAACAGAAATAACACAAAATCAAGACGCTATTTCAAAAGTCAAGACTTACAAACTACAAGACGATCTGTCTTTGGAGCTTGAGTCTAGGGTTGTTTTACTGAGGGGAGAACAAACTGGACCAGAGGGAGAGTTTGATTATGATGATTGGGTTTATAATTGGGCTGAAGTTCCAAATAATATAAAATATAATACAGGAAGACTTGCCGTTGGGAAACAAGCTCCAAAGATAGATGGTAGAGTTATTATTATTGGAGATCTATATAATGAAGTAGGTCTTGAGGATGTTAAAGGAGAAGCTTATAGCAGAGTATATTTAGGCGCAACAGAATATCCTAATTTTAATAAAGACCCAGATAATAATATATGGTTCATAAACTACAACTGGCCATCGCTTGGAGCCTTTATACCAGACAGGGGTAGCTGGCAGGATTCAAGACTAAGAATTGGGTATACACTTACCGATTTAAAAGCAGCTTTGGATTTGGCGGGCATATCTCATCAAGGCATACCCGACAATCAAGACTATTTAATGGACTCAAATGGTACATTGAGCTCGGTTTTGTCTGCTGCAGCTTCTCAAATAGGTTATTACTGGTATATTGATCCAGTTCAAGAAAAAATTGTCTGGCTTAATTCGAACAACATAGATGATCTTTCTGTTGATTCATATATTGATACAACAGACCCAAAAATAATATCTTCTTCTTATACAGAGAGTATTATAAAACCAGCAAAAATATTGGCTTATAACGGAAACATTCAAAATGGAAACCCCGTAGATCCCCAAAAAACCCAAAAAGAAAGAAAACTATTAAAACCTTTTAAAAGAATGAATCTTTCTGATTCGGTTCAAAGTGATCTTGAATACATGATGGGTATATATTATCTTTTTTGGAACAAAGGTGTTTTAGACCAAGATGTTTTTGATAAAATTTGGTATTATGGACATCATAAGTCAAGTAGTTTTAAGAGAGCATCGGAAGATTTAGGATATGACGACGTACTAGAGTATTATATGACAGGGGCTGATGGCTCTGCTAGTATTGGGGGACCTATTGGTGGGGCCCCATTGGATCTTTATGCGGCTTTTAATGCTTGGGCAGCTCTTCAAGACAGCGACAAGACTTCAAAGGGATCGTCTTTCTGGAATATTGTAAAGAAAAAAAATATAGCCGAACAGTTTTTGACCGATAAAGATGATCAAAAAGGTAAGGACGCATTATATAAATTTGCCTATAGTTTACAAAAGCGAGGATCTCTACCAAACTTAAATCTACAAAAATCAATAGCTTCACCTAGTGAATCTTATTTATTTGAGCTTATAAATTTATTCTTTGAATCTGCTTTTGGTGGACTGTATATTTCTTCTCCTATTAGTAACTATAGCAAAGAAAGAATGGTATTCAGCGAACAGGGAGAGTATAGTGTTATGGGTATATTTAGATCCGACACCCTTTTGTCGGAAATAGATACGCTAAGGCCATTAGGTGATTTTTTGTCAACATTTGCTGGTTACGATGATGATTTAGAGGTAAAGGATCTTGTTAAAGAGTTTTATCCTAAATATAAAACGACAAACAGATATTTTGCTTTTGCCATAAGACAAGTACCAAAAGAATATATTAAACAAGATGCCTTAGATGTAAAGCTCGCGGTCTTAGATAAATATAACGCTAAAATTGTAGAAGATCAATCTTCTATAAGATGGTTATTAGTAAATAACAGTCAAGCTATTGAAGAGAAGATTCAAGAAAGTCAAGACCTTTATAATGCACAAAAAAACTTTATAATTCCAGATAATTATATAACAATACCATACGAAAAAAGAAGAAATCCTATTGCCGAAGAAGACGCCGAAAGAACTCAAGACGACAACGATGTACCAACGGAAACAAACTTTCGGGACTTAGATTTTAACAGAGATAAAAGAATATTTAAAGTAGAACAACCAGATAACTTAACAAATTTAAATCCTTTATCTTTAGAACAATATTCAGGAAACAATAAGTTGGAAATAAACGCTCTAATTTCGGTTAGGCAAAATACATTGAACCCAACACAAAGAAAGTCTTCAAGTAGAACGATTTATGATCTTTTTATACCAAGTTTTTCCCCTCTTTTGTCTTCCATATCTATAAAATTTGGTTCTGATGGAGTAAAAACCTCAATAACTGAATCTAACTTGGATGTATTACCTAAAGACGAAAATATAATCATAGACAGAAACAAACAAGCTAAGTCTATTAACTCTACATTTACTAAAGTTAATGCAGCGAGAAAAAATTCACTGGGGTTATAGCTTCTTTATAGCAGTCAGTATTTTGCGACATTCTTTGGCGGGTACGTCTAAAAACGAAACCCAAGACTTAGCATCTTCGTTTCTGTAACCGTTAGAGGTCCATAATTGCCTCAGGAGGTCCTTAAAGGACTCAAAGGAATCAGATCCCGTCTTTTCGGAGAAAGACTTCTGGAGCATCATATGGGGCGTTAAAGCAATATTTTGTAAAGATCCTGTTTCAGTAACTAAATTGTCATACTTTACTGAAGTTCCAGTCTGAGTCTTGTCTGATTTGTCAATTTCGTCAGCGCCGACGATATTAATATTAAGAAAGTTTCTGACACAGCGAACAAAAGATCTGTTACAAGCGATGGTTTCCAAAAACTTAGCACAAAAATTGTCTGTATTTTGTAGTGTAGCATTAGCAACGTCTTCATAATGTACAATATCATTGTTGCCTTCGTAGTTTGCGGACCAAGTAACGCGACACTTGGCGGTAACATAGCCAGATTCGGTATTAGTCTTGAAAGAAACGCTTTCAAAACCTCTTAGTCGAGCTAGGTCTTTAATTCCACCGAGCATTATTAGTAGTTGGTTGTCTTTCAACCCATCAATAGACTTTGGTACGTCTTTCTTTCGGGCTTCAAACCAGCCTTTGTTTGGATAAAGGAATTCGTCCTTGACCATCGATCTCCAATCAACAGAGCCATCTTCATTGAAAGTATAATCAATATTTTCAAGCAAACCATGCTCGTTTCTTTTATAAATGTCTGGGCCGTAAACTTTTTTCTTACTCATGGGAGGCATAGTAACACATAAGCCAATCCAAGTCAAGAAACAAATCTTCTTTTTCTTCAGAAATTTGGAAATAGGAATTGTATTGTTTTCCTTCGCATATTATTTTTCTTCTAGAAAATATATTCAGCTTTTCAAAATCTACCTCGCCTATTTTCTTTTTATTTTTTTCTATTATTTCTGATTTATAATAAGGATGTATTTTGTGATCAAAGTTTTTGAGCCTCTGATCGCTTACCTTTTCTTTATCGGTACACATCAGAATAAACTTTATTCCTTTTCTTGAAATTTCATTAATAAAATCACCATCAAAAGAATCAGAAATATAATTTATGCATTTAATTTTTTCTTTTATTAGTAAATTTACAGGTATTGGCTTATCGGTCGTTATTTCTAATTTTGTCTGTGATATAAACTTACTCAAAACTTCAAGAGAAAAGTGTTTATCCATTCTTAGATTAATATTAGAACCTTTTGTTATACTTATTGATTTTCCTTTAGGTATTACTTCAATGTTTTCTAATTTATATGAATGTCCAAAATATACAGACTCAAATTCTTGATGGTTTTTTATATTTAATAACTTTAACACCGCGTTTGCAATTACCTCTGGTTTTATTTCGTCAATCCTCTTCGGATTTTCTTTTAGAGAAAACGTCGGTTTTATTTTTGAAAAGTCTGGAGCTAAATTTATTATGTCTTTTTTGTCAGACCAGTATGGTCCAGCACACTCAGGGTAAAGATTGCCAAATATATTTACTATTTTTTTATTATAAGCAGAAGCAACATGAACAGGAAGACTATTAATACCAAGATGCAATAATGACTTTTTTATTATGTAAAAAGAGTTTTTATATGAACAGTTATTTAAAATCTTGTCAACAAATGGTAGCTTCTCTGTTTTTTCAGAACCTATTTGTATTACTTTTATGCCGT